GATGACGTCGTAGTTCGAACCGCTATTGTTGCTACCGGTAACATAGCAGTTACCCGAGGAGTCGACGGCAACACCTTGGCCGTAGTCATGGCCTGTCCCGGTAGATGTTGGGCCGTTGTAAGTGTTTATCCAGAAATTTGCCATTACGGACTTCCTACTTCACTAGCATAGATTGTCGTCCCGACTTTCCAGAACAACAGCCACGTGTACCCCGTTGTCGCAAGTGTTGGCGCTCCAGCGCTGCCACCTGTTTTTATCCACACAGGGTTTACTGTTGTCCATGTGATGCTGTAAGCCGTGCCATCATCAATTCCTAGAACCACCGATTGCCCTGCGGCGAAGTTCGTTGCTGCTGGTGTTCTTGAGGCTCCGAGAGTGATGGTTTGCACTGAACCGTTAGCGGGGTCTATTTCAAACGCAGCGCCATCGGTGATTGTGTAGACGGTATCTTTAACAGACAAGAATGTTTTATTAGTAAGTGTCTCTGTGCCTGATAGCGTTGAAAGAGTTCCTGTAGTGGGTAAAGTTACATTAGTAGCGGCAGTAGCTGTTAAAGTTGTCGAATATGCACCACTCGTTGCAAGTGTTGCCCCATCTGCGATTGTAAGCGTTGAGCCTGTTGCAGGAGCAGTGATGGTGACTTTGTTGATAGTGCTTGTAGCAGTGATCGTCCCAGTTACGGCGAGACCAGTGGAGGTAAATCTAGTCCTTTCTGCGCCGCCATAGTCTCCGATACTCAAGCCGCCAGTAAATGCAATAAAAGCATCGTAGGCAGTCAGGTTTGAGTACATTCCCCCACCCCCTGAACTAGCCACGCCGACATCAATACGCCCAGACGTATTGGTTATTTCTAATTCTTGACGATTAGTTGATGCTCCAGACCGCTTGAAGACGGCGCCACTCGCATCGTATGTTGTGCTAATTAAACCACTACTTGTTATCGCCCCTGCCGTCAGCGTACCAGTTGCAGTGATCGTCCCAGTTACGGCGAAGCCGGTGGATGAAACGTCGGTGATTGCTGTTGAGTTGATTTTCTGATAGACATGACCACCAGTGTCAGCGTTAGATGTAACTGCTGTAATGGTCGCTCCGCTACGGGTTGCTTGCAGCCAAGTTGTTTCAGAATTTTCAGCGTCATTAATGGCAGTAAAGTTATATACACTATCTAACGCGCGTTGATACCATTTTCCTTGATTGGCCGCGGCGTTCGTGTCAGTAACCCAGAAAAATGGGTCGGCCGAAGACAACAACAACGTGCGCGATCCCGCAGCAGCGCCTATGCCCATAGTCCCAGAGAAACTGCCGTTTCCAGCAGTCAGCGCACCAGTGCCTATATTCAAACTGGGATTGCCTGCATCAAAGGCGAGGGAGGTGATGGTACTACCAGTAGATAACGTTGCTCCAGACGCTCTCAATTTTTGAACAAGACTACCCCCATGGTCTCTAGCATAAAGAACTACGTCACCGCCATAGTTCCCATCAGTTGCGTTAGTCTTTTCTCCGGCGATAGCAGCAAAACAGGTAGTAGTACCACCTGTGTATTTACCAGCAAATCCTATAGCACCACCAACGCCAGCAGCGACGGCAGTTGAATCGGATATTTCAAACATCCCTGTGGGAATTCCGGCAAGTGATCCTTTTATTCCTGTCAGTGATGCAGCTACGGCATAACTCGTGTTTACATAGTCCCCAATCTGAAACCCAGTTACATAATTTGACGACGTAGATGAATCAACCAACAACTTACCAACATTACTAATTAGCTGGTTATTTCCATCTGCCGTACCTCCCAGCGTCACCGCCGGAATAGTCCAAGTTCCTGATGCTGTCCATGTGCCTTTGGCTACTGAAGCGTTGAGGGTTTTATTGGTAAGTTCTTCTGTTCCGGTGAGCGTGGCTACCTGTGCTGTCGTTAGACTTCCGAAGTGAGATACGTTCAGCGATTGAACTTGTGCAGTGCCGAGAACTGCATACGTTTCCCCAACAACATTTGTGCCGTCGCAATACACTGTGACAACGCTGCCCGGAGCAACAGTAACGCCCGTGCCGCCAGAGGTTTTGAAAACGATGCTGTAGCCGCCTGTCGTCAGGTTGTTGACGATATAGGCTTTGGTTACTGTAGGACAGACAACATCGCGGTTAGCAGTAAGTGCCCCGGTACATTCAACAACCATACACCGCGCTTGATCTGAAGCCCCATTATTGGTTGTTAGCGTCTGGTTAGCGTCTGCCATTGCGACAGATGCTTTTCCAGAGATGGCTTCCTCAATCAAGGTGAGGTTGGTATTGGTCTTGGTCCCCCAAGTATTACTGTTCTCACCTGTCGCCATTAACTCCAAGCGCGTATTGGTTGAGTATGTACTTGCCATGTCTTTGCTCCTAAGTAACCATTGATGACCAGTTTACAGTCTGCGAGTGTGGGAGTTCAACCCAGTTTGCCGTTTGCGAATCATCAAGCTGTCCCCATATCAAAACACTACCTAAACCACCCGTCAACGTCAAACCCAAAATCGTTACGTTCGCCGCTGCCGCTACAGCTGCATTGCCAAGTACGCCCGTTCCCAAATGCCCAGAAACACTAACTACCGCCGCCCCCACCGTCGCCGTATCACCAAGATACCCGGTAACACCAAAACCCGAAACACTTACTGTACTTACTGCTCTGGCTGTGCCTAGATGTGATGTTCCTTGAACACCTTCAACAACGAGCACGTTATTCGGTTCGTCACCCCAAGGGCCAAAACCCCAAGAGTACCGACCCCATCCGACTTGTGTTGTAAGATTGTCAAATACGAGAAGCACACTACATCACTCCTAGATGTCTTCAGTCCAGCTCACTGCTGCATTCAACACTGCCGATACTGTCGAAAAACCAGCCACGGTCAGCGTTTCACCGGGGGAAACGTATATGTTCTCGTCCGACAAATCGACATGTAGATTACTGATGACGTTAACACCCCCCGCCCACACCAGCGTGCCCCCCGTAGAAGTCGTCCCGGCTTTATCAACACTCGACACAGAATTGCCTGAAGTGATCGTCACACCGTCATCTACCGATGTGCCACTGATCGTGCTGAACGCGGGTGTGCCACCAACAGTTGCACCAATCCTCAAACGCACGACAGAGACACCGTTGTTACCATAGTTACCACCCGCGAATGTAAGCGAGTGAATTCGTATCAAGGAACGGTTCGTCACGCCGTTGTAAGTGGTGCAGTTGCGGAGCGAAAAGAGATTAGTCTCTGCCGTGACTGAGGATTTGTTGTTGTCGTATGCCCACCGTGGCCCGCCAATACCCGATAGTACACCAACCGCAAATATGCCCACAGAACCACAGTACCCAACCAGGTTCGTGTTATTCCCGCTATTTAGCACCTGAGCGTAGAAAAACATATTCGGATTCGACAACTGAACTGTAACCGTCGTGTTTGGATAGCTGATGGTATGCGCGAGAATCCAGCACGCCGTACTCGGATTCAGAATCCAGAACGTGATACATCCATACCCAAGATATGGATACTGAACCATAAACACGTTGCCAAGCGTCGGGTCGAGGTTGAACCCGCTCACTCCCGCACCATTGCACTTGTCACCGTTCCAATCCACAGACTGCGAATACCAAGTGTCGCTGCCATTGTTACGGTGGCAGATACCAAACGTTGTGCCGTTGTACCCAAAGAAGTACCCGTCAGTGGCCGTCCCGACACCGTATATTTGCGTTGAGTTCGCAGCGCCTGCTGTATACACCGCAGTGAATCTCGCAAGCATCCCCTGTCCGGGACGGTACTTAGCCGTCTTACGACTCTGAAAAATTGCTGACCCCGCAACATCGGTGCTTGTCTGCAAGCGAAGCCTTGAACTGTTTGTGTCTACCGTGCCGCCGTTTGCAACTGTCGTTACACCAGTTTGTGTGTTAACCCCGTAAACGAAATCAAGCTGCACAACAGGAGTGAGCGGCTGTGCAATCAAGTCGCCAAACGTACTTACAGATGACCCTCCCATCTGCACTGTCAATGGATTGATATTCGACACATCCCCAAGATCAGTTCCTGATCCACCCAACGCGAGTTTCACACGTTGGAACATCACACCACTAAGGTCCTCCGCAGCGACAGTCTTTCCACCGCCAACCGTTGCTAAATTCAGTGTGATATTGTCGCTCACAATCTACTCCTTATGCGATTCTTATGATGGCTGTGGATTCTGACAGGTTGGGCCAAATTAGGCTGAAGTCACCGGAAGTTGAAGTTTTGTCACTGCCAAATGCGATGATCGCAATCGCCTTGTTCGTAGCCGACGAGTTGTACAACATTGCGCCATTTGCAGTGATAGTTGCTGCCGACCAAGTGACGTCTGCGAAATCTACCATAGCAGTTGTTCCAGATGCTGACACACCATTCTTGGTAACTGTCTCACCACCTGTCGTGTAGCCGCTGCCATTCGCGTGTTCATCAGCGGTCATTTCCGAGTAGTTAGTCGAAGCCGCATCGTACGTCCCAACAATCGACGCGTTGGCCTTAAACAACGCACACATGATAGTATTCCCGCCCACATCGAGGTTGTGCGTTCCTGTCAAAATCTGTGTCTTGAACGTGGTGCAAAGTGCAGAAGTTAATCCGGCCATAATTACTGCTCCCGTAGAAAAGCCACCAGTTCAGGATGGCCTGCGGCGACAAAGCGATTTGCCAAAGTGGTGTTATATGACGCCACTGCCTGATTCATAAACTTCAGAATAACAGCGTGGAGTTGGCTCTTGAACGCCCTCGCTTGCGCTTGCACCATTGGATCAGCCGTGTCCGCTATCGACACGATCTTATCCACGCACCGCGCCGTCAATTCATCCGTAGTAAACCCGCGCCCAGAGGTCGCGTGAATCATCGGAGAACCTATTCCTGATGTGCTTAGCATCGTTTAACCTTTCGCAGTCGGCGCCGGATCGATAGGCATATAGTCTACCCGAGTTTCAGGTTTCAACTCATTTCTCGCAACAACTAAACGCTCCAAGTACCCTTGCTTCCACGTTGGTATGCGCTCGTCGGATTTCAAATACATCTCTGAAAGTTCAAGCGCCGCAAACAGCAACAAATCCCCCGCGTGCTGACTGAGCCACGTTGTCGACGTGCTGCCATCCAACCCAGCAGGACGTTTAATACACCGCGCTGTAACAGTTAATTCAGAAGAAGGCGTCCCGGCAACCATCCAGGAAGTGTCTGAGAACTCGGAAAAGTATTTCGGCGTCGCCGTCGTCGTTGCGGCCTTGGGCCAATAGTCTTTGCAAAAGGCCCAAGAACGGGGTTCCAGCAACTGATAATTTCCGCTAGCATCTGTGTAGTGCAGCGTCCTCACACCGAGGATACCTGTCGGTTTAGTAAGCCATGGAGAATCAGCAGTAAGCGTGCCTACGAATGTCTCATCAAACAACTCCAGATCGAGATCGCGAAGTACCTTATCCTCAGCCAGTGGGATGAGAATGTCCAAATCCCCGGCAAACTCAGTTCCCGTTTCCTCCACAATGGCGACAATCGCCGCCTTCAGAGATGTGTAGGTGTAAGACGTAGGCATTAGCCGACTCCGAGTGCCTTGGCTCTATTGATCGCTTCTTGGAACTTCGCCTGTGAATCCGGCCCCATCCGGGCTACCTTACGCAGAATAGCCCCCTGCTTCTTGGTGGGCTGCATGGTCGTCAGTGCGTTATTGAAATTGTTGCGCTGCGCCTGAATCGCAGCGTCATAATCAGCTTGTTGTCTCGCCTTGGCTTGCTCAAACACGCTCGTAGAATTCGGCCCCAATGGGGTCATCTCCGGAGCCATCACCTGGTTGTTCGCAGGGCCCTCATCGAGCGGAGTCAAGGGGATTACCCCCACACCGGGGGTCACCGTGCTTCCACCCGCATTCGTCAAAGCCCTCTGGTAGTCCTGCTGTTGCTTCAGAAGCGCTGCCTGATAATCCGCTTGTTGCTTGGCTAGAAGCTCGGCAAAACTTAACGCACCACCCGTTCCCGTTCCCGTTCCCGTTCCCGTTCCCGTTCCCGTTCCCGTTCCCGTTCCCGGTGTCCACGCCGTCCCCCCCATCCCCGGAGGATTGCCAACAGGAGGTTTTACAACAGGCGGCGTAGTCTGATCCAATGTCGTTGCGATTCCCCCAATATGCGGGTCATCCGCTTTGATGTTAGACGGGGTTACAAAATTCTCAAACTTTTTTGCATACCCAGGGTCGATTGCGGCTGCATTGGATTGCGCTGTGGCGTCCTTGGCTGAACCCGCAAATGCCGCAGCCAAAGACGAAGAGGGTTGCTGTAACCAATATGCCAACCCCTCAGAATCGACGTTAGTTCGTCCGATCCCCTTATAGGCATCCAATACTTCCTGTAAGGTAGCCATTACGATTGCTCTCCAAAAAAGTCGGTGAAGCCAAGGACAACGCCGAGAGGACGGCTATCCGCCAGAGTTCGCGATGCTGTAGCATCCAGATCGGGTGCAGGACGGCGAAGTCCTATACCCTCTGCCAAA